ACCCCCAGCCTGCTCCAGGTCTCCGTTGAGATACATCGATCCTGCGTGGTCAGAATCGCCCTGAATCATCCGACGGATGGTCGGGATGCTGATAGCCCGGGCCTGAGGGTTTACTCCGCACAACGCAAACCCGTCAGAGTAGTCGTGCATGCGCATCTCAAGAGGTGATACAAAATCGCTCCCGGCATACCAGGCGTCATAGCAGCGCTCAGAAATAAGGACGAGACAATAATCACCTGTCGAAACTGGCTCAGCAATATAGCTGCCGCCGCCTTGCAGGATAACCGGGGGAACTTCGATAAACTCAGGCAGCTGCTTGCTGTCCCCTTTCACAACCCGGTTAATAACTGGTACACAACTGATAGTTTTATTATTTACAGCAGTGATTTTTGCGACAACAATGGTGTGCACGTCAGCAAGCGCGAATTCGACGCCCAGACTGATAGTGTCGTGAAGTTCTTCGGTCATGTGCTACGCCTGTAAAAAAAACCGCCGAAGCGAGGTTAGATGATGTCCTGCAAGGCCAAAAGATCGCTGAACGCTACACGGTCGTTATCAAGTGAACCTACGGCATCGTTTAGATATAAGGAAAATCACTCATGGGATTTAAGTTCAGAAAGCGCATAAAAATTGCTCCCGGTATTTCAATTAACATCGGGAAGAGCGGGATCACCAGTGCAACAATCGGTAAGCGTGGAGCATCGCTAAACATCGGAAAGAATGGTGTAAAGGCAACGGCTGGAATCCCTGGCTCTGGATTGTCTTACACGACTGGTAATCTACTCCCCGGGCACAAAGAGACCTCATCTAAACCTGGTGATAGTGAGTCAGGGGAGACCCCAGAGCGGCTTGGTTTCTTTGCCAACTCAACGCAATTCGACAACGATCCGAATGAAACGCCAACACCACCACCATTAAGGCTGGTTTTAACAAACAAACAGTTTAGGAAACTTTCCATAGAGGAAAAAAAGGCATTCAAAGACGCCGGTGGAAAAGTGAGGTTATCTACTGGCGAAAAAATATTTTTAATAGTCGTAATTGTTATTGCTCTGGGCTGGCTTTCACAAAAGCATTCCGCAGTAGGTAATAAACCAGAAATTACACAGGAAGCTTCAGGTCAAACTAATAAGTAAATATCAACTTAGCCTCCTGAACTCCTACTCAAATTGTAAAAGAAAGAAGGTTAATGGCATGCACATGAAAAAAATAATCCTCACATGCATTTTTCTGGCATCTTTCCCAGCAGCCGCCGGGCCTTATGCAGATGTTGCAAAATCTAAGTTTGAAAGCGCCATGCTTGAAGCGCTTCAGGCAACTAATGCTAATCAGAAAAAAATAAATGAAGGCATGTCTCAGTTACCAGCCATGGAAAAACAAATGAGAGAGGTGGTTCGTGATGGCCTAAAAGAAAACAAATCGTGTTTAAAGATAAAGCGAGACTTCATCAAGGAACAAAAAAAAATGATGGAAAAAGAAGATTGGCCAGATCAAGACTTTGTCGAGTCGTTTCTTTCTGCTGGTGGTGATTATGTCGCTACCATTTGCCTAGATATGAAATAGTCATTTGACTACTCTGTAATTCACAGCAGGCTGGCAGACAACCTTCTGATACCAGGCCGCCCCGTTATTCTGCCCGCTGGTTTCAATCTGGTAAATCTTATAAACCCCGTTTAACGCGGGGTTCGTTACACTCTCAACTGCGCAAAGACCGCCGATTACCAGCATTGGATTCAGTTTTGTATCGAATACAATCTGCCCTTTTGATGATTTGGCTAAAGTGCTCGAGTCAGTGTCTTTTTTGCCAGCCGGATCCGTATCAGGCTCATTGGTCGGCTTTTTGGCCTTTTCCCCGCCGTCATCCTGCGCGCTAATCTTCGTAGCCTGAGGCGTATTTAGCAGGCCGCTACGCGCATTCACAACCGGGATATTCCCCGAAGTTACCTCATTGCTTTTCAGGATATGGAGGCGTTCATCTTTGATAAAAAAATCTTCATCCGGTGCCAGCATGTCACTAATGATTTTACTGGAGCTACCCACCAGAACCTTCGGCCTGATAAGCTCTTGCTGCTTCGTCACCGAGCCTTTTTTCGTGTTTGGCATGTCCTGAAGAACGGAGTCGACGACCTGCTCTTTCCCGCGTACCGTACGCGATGTGAAAGCGTTAATATAATCGTGTCCACCATCCTCACATTCCAGGCTAACGACATGGATCGCCCCTTCGCGCTTTACGGCGCCGCTTTTAACCGATCCCTGAAATACCTGTCGCAACCTGCCGTTATAACCGACCTCCAGCCTTACCGGAATATACTTCTCTTCGTCCTCAGCCTTGACCAGTTGCAGACGCGTAGAAGGCTTTAACCCGTTGACGGACACGCTCAGCTTGCCCAGGGATTTTTGGTTGACCGATTCGAGCGCCTTGAAAGATATGGTTATTGGCGGCTGAATAATCACAGCCTGATTGCCGATTCCTACCGTCAGCCGATAGTCACGATAAAAGGTTTCCATTACGGCACATCGCCCCCACGTATGTCAGTCATTTCTTCCGGTGTGACCAGGTACATTTCGATGCGACCACTGGCGAAGTCATCAGCACGATATGGGTCAACACCGGAGTTATCAGTGCAAAGCAACGCAATATCGAACGGCCAGTTTTTGTGCCGAAAATGTAGCGTACCCAGCGACAGTTTTACGCCGTCGATGTAATCGCCGTTGTACTCCACGCGCATTTTCCACATTTCAACCGTGGGGAGGTGACGAAGGGTAATTACAGCCTCACCACGGTTGAAAATCAGGATATGCCGTTGAATTGGCTCATCGGTAACATTATCTATCAGATCCATAAATTGCTCTCATTGGAAGAAAGATTCAGCCGCTCCTTTTAACGAGGTCATAACTGATTTTGGCTGGTCGCTTCTTTTAGAATTATCTGCAGGCGTCTGTGCGCCCTTGTTTGCCACGCCCGCTGTTTTTGATTTCGCGGCTGGAGAAGGCGATTTGAAGTGCTGCTCTATCGGTGCGGTAGTCAGTTGGGTAAAGGTGATTTTTGTAAAGCTGGCTTCAAACTTTGTTTCCAGAGTCTGATTATCGGTGCTGATGGTCAGACCGCTTAACGCCATATTTTCATGGGTGCGATAATCCACTTCTACGGATATAAGCTGCTTGCCGTAATAAATTGCTTCTATAAAGTCCAGGAACTGCTCACGAATGCCTTTCGCGCCACCCTGCACGGGATTACCCACCATGCCGAAAAGGTCAGCGCCTTTATCCACCAGGCGCTTTGCTTCCAGTATTTTCTGCTCTGCGCGATCTGCAATTTCATTCATCTTTTGTAGTTGCTGCTGCGTCTTTGCGGGGATGTACTCCAGAACTTCGCCATACTTTGAGTAATCCGGCAACAGGGCAAACATGGGGTTTGGTTTTGCGTCGGCATAGATATCAGCCACAACGCCGCTGATTTTTATCGTCAGCGGGCCGTTGATGATATCGTCAGACGCGTTACTGCCATCTTCCAGCACGTCTAAGGGAACCTGTGACGGGTAATCAGTCGAGTCACTCACGCGGGCGAACATTGAGAACCCGCCGATCCCTACCTTTTTAACCGTGTCTTTGCCGGAAGATTGGGCTTGCATGAGGCCATCTAGAATCCCCATTACCGCCCTCCTCTGCCACTCAACCGGTTGGCATCCTTCATGTTTTGTTGCAGGCTATCTGCCGCAGTATTCCCAGCGACAACCGGATCGGATGTGTTGATGTGAATAGTGTTCTGCTGGCTGACGCTTGAATTGCTTGTCACGCCACCACCAGCGATCCCCACCGCAGCATTCATTCCGTAAGGAATACCACCAGGACTCATGCCACCGTTACCGCCGCCGGTTACCCCCTGCTGCTGTTCATCCTCACCGAACCCGAAGAAAGACTTTGTGGCATTCCAGGCATTTGAAGCAGCGTTGTTGATCGTGTTTTTAATCGTCTCACCGAGGTTTGCGAACAGCCCCATTACCCACTGCATAAATTCATCAAACGGCTTTCTGAGCAGAGCGACACTTTCAGTGAAAGATTTCACAACATCATCCCACGCCCCCTGAAAATCCCCCGTGACCAGCTTACTCAGCGCGCTAAAGAGCAGTTTGATATTCTCAACACCCTGCTTGAATACATCGATGATGTAATCGACCACCACCATGACCGCGTCTTTGATCGCCAGCAAACCGGGGACGATATCTATCCCCCATGTGTCTTTAAAGAAATCAGCAATAACGCTCTGCCCGCCCTGCATCGCCACTACCAGATCATCTATGACAAGGATGATGGCTACTATGGCGGCGGTTATCAGAAGGACTGGAGAAAATACAGTCGCTAGCACCGTTCGCAGCCCAATAGCAGCTATTTTCCACACAACAAATCCGGCAGCGATTATGGCGATAAGCGGCATCAGGCGCCGGATCATTCCCGCCACTGAAAAAATGATTTCACCTAAATGCTGCAGGCCGTTCTTTATCAGGTCGGAGTTTGTGTGAAGCCACTCCCTCATGCCGTCAATGACCTCCTTCAGCATGGGAAGAAAACCGAGAGCTACCTGCGTGGATACAGAGCTATAGCCCATCCGAAGATCTTTAAGAGAGTTATTAAACTCGGCGGCAGCATCAGCTTGCTCTGTGGTCACTACGCCCCAGTCACGGGCCTGTTTGAGTGATTTATCCAGCTCCTCACGGCTAAGTGACAGCATCTGCACCATTGAGCGATCAATGCCCATTTTATCCAGGACGGAGAACTTTTCCGCCTGACTCATGCTGCGCATTTTATCCGATAGCTCGATGAATGTTTGCGTAGCATCTTTAACATTGCCACTGGCGTCCTTGAACTGTAGCCCAAGGCGTTTGCCAATATCCGCCATTTCACCTTCTCCAGTTGAGACAAATTCACCAATTCTCATGGTCATTTCGCCTATCGAACTGGTGACAGCCTCCATGCTGGAGCCGTTAAGTTCCGCCACGCGACCAAGCTCTTGCAACCCTTCCACAGAAAGCCCGGTCTCGCGGTGAAACTGAACAAGAGGATCAAGGCCATCAATAATGGAAGTAAACCATGCAGCCATCGCCCCCGCCGATCCCTGAATAGCAGCCCCCATCCCGGCGAGCAAACCAATAGAGGCTTTCAGGTTGGCGTTGAAGGTTTCCTGTGGTGCCAGATTACCGATAAAACCGAATTTGGTAATAAGCTCGTTAACTATTGCCATTACGGGCCTTCTCCGCTTCGTGATGCTGGATATCCGCGCTGATATTTTCGAACTCAAGCATGTCAAACAGCTCGGGCGTATCTAGTTTGATAAGTTCGTGATAGGGCCCGTATCCGGCCTTTGCCAGCGCCAGATACATGCTCATGTCGTCGCTTATGTTCGAGGATTTAACGTAAATTTCTGAACGTCTGGAGCTTCTGAACGTGAGTTCATATTGCTCCCGCCCATAAAAGGCAGGCTGATAACCTGAAGCGCGGTAGTGATTAGCATGATGTAGTCACCGGGGAACGACTCAAAGTGATCCGGCTGCTTTGACAGCTGTACGTCGTCGTACAGCACATAATCAAACATCAGCTTTTCAATTTCTTCGAAGCGCTCGGTATCCAGGAACTCCAGAGACTGACGCGATAATTCACTGGCAATTCCCGTGAAGAAAGCAAAAACTTTGCGGCGCTTTTTGTGGGTCATTGCGGCAAAGTCGTAGCGGTTGCCGTTAATTTCAGCGAAGCCGTCATCGTAAACGGCCTTAATCATCGCCAGCGCTTTTTCCTGCTGCTCTTTTTCTTTTGACATGGTTAACCCTACACGTTGCGAACGACGTTGCGATACTCAATGGTGTACTCCATGAGTGCGTTGGCGTCCTGGTTGTTTTTAGTCTGGGTTGGCTGCGTGGTGATAGAGCCAGCCTGCAGATCGTAAGTCTCCTTCAGCGCTGCGCCATCCCGTACAAACGACTCTTTAATAGAACCGTTGATAATTACCGGAATAGCCGCGTTACGCTGCTGGTTAAGCCACACATCATCGTTCGAAAACTTCTGGACGCGTATCACCATCACATGCACGCCCGCATCCACGCGCCGGGAAATGGTCACACCATTCTGGGCGCTGTTGGCGCGGCTGGTTAACGCATTTGATGGCGTCAGCGTGACGTAATCCCCCGCCGCGATATCCGTAATGATTCGCCCGTTAAGCACGATTGTGGCGGTATCTGCGCTGATAACAATCTGAGACATTTACCGCTCCTTACTTGTTGAAATTAATAATGATGTCTTCGCTGTGCACGGCGCCGGCATTCTTAACAGCGATTTGCAGCACCGGTGACTTACGCTCCTGGCGGTCTGCGGTTGACTGGTCTTTCAGGTCACCGGCCAGGACGTAAAATCCGTTCTGTTCGATATTGCGCAGGAACATATCGCGATCACCGAAGAAATCCGGAAGCGTCCAGGTGCCGGGATTAAAGACGCCGGCACGCACAAACCCGCGAGTGGTTTTCTCCGCACAATCTTCAAGCTGGTCAACACCGTAGTAGGTCTGCGGTACCTTGGTTGGCGTGGTTTTCAGCAGATTGAAAGAGTCGGTCTGCACGGCGTCCACATAGGCCATCAGGTTGTAGATGTTATCGACAAAGTCGTTAGCACCGCTGGTCAGCACGCACGGTACGTCTTTAATCGTGGTGTAGATGTCGAGGCCAACACGCTTAGCTTTATCAATCTCTGTCTGCGAGTAGTCTTCTGCCGGTACATTCAGCGTTTTGAGGTGCAGCGTAATCGCTGTGCGCTCGCCGTTGAAATTAACCGTGTGCGTACGTGCCATATAACTTACGGCCAGCTTGCGATTGCCGGCTTTGCTGTAGAGCATTCGGAAATTACCCTGGCTAGCCAGCGTTACGGCCCATGCAGGATTGAGCGGGTCCACCTGCAGAGCTTCATTTCCGGTGAAGGTCTCATAGACAATTACCGCATTTGCTTTGGCCCATGAGGCGACGACCGGGATCTGCGCATCAAGGATTTTATCGATGAAAGAGACGCCCTTGATGTTGACCTGAGCTTTCAGCGCGCTCAGTGCCTCCAGCTGCGTTTCCGGTGCTACCGGCGCCGCCGCCCTGCCATCCGTTTTAACAGCGCCTGAACCATTGGCGATCGCCAGCAGGTCACCGATAAATGTGCCTTCTGGGGCTGGCTCCGGATAGCCTACAACTGATGCTGCTCCCGCAGTCGGACTGGCAATGACAATGCGCGAGCCATCGAAAGATACCAGCGCCACTTCAGGTGTAATGGCCGCCTGAATCTGTGCCACAACGTCCGCAACAGTTGCCGCGGTAGAGCCGTCGATCCCGGTAACTTCATGCGCCGTGCCGTCAACGTCGACACTGAATGACCAGTCATCAACCTGACGCAGAGACGGTAGCACGGCGGCCTGTGAGATTTCCGCACCGCGCAGCAGGCCAGACGTGGCCGGCAGCGTTTCACCGGCGGCGTTCCAGAAGCCGATAATCAGAGTGCCGCCTGCTGAAACAGGATTCGGTGAGGTACCGAAAAACGTGTTAGCAAAAGCAGCGGTCACAGACGATGCGCCAAAGTCCTGCTCAACGGCTGACGGGGTTTTGTATGCTCTCCACCGTTCAGCAGTGCTCAGCACGCCAGCCTGGCTTGTCATGATGGCGCAGACATTGATGTTGTCGCGGGCGGCCGAGCGACCTTCCTCAAGGAGTGTCACGTTAATGACGTTGTTAATTGATGCCGGCATTTACTTGTCCTCTAGAAATTTAAACTGCGGCGTATCTATGCGCAGGGTCTGCACATCGCGAGCCGGGGCGTACTGGATGTTGAAGCTGAGGTGAACGCGGTTACCGTGCGACTGGCCCAGAAGCTGGCCGACGTCCGTGATGTTTGATACCGACATAATCGTCAGGCCATTTTTGCGCCGAAGCTCACAGCCTTTCTGGCTGCTGCTGAGCATCAGATACTCTTCTGCGTTTGCATAAGCAGCATCGCCATAGAACTCCAGCACAATGGCGTGGCTGACCGCTGCGGTGTAACGCATCTCCTCTGTGACGCCGTTATATCGCTGGCCTCTGGCGAGCACCGACTGCGGCAGGCTGCCATTAACGACGATATAGCCTCTGGAGAAGTCGGTAGCGATGATGTTCTGGCGGTCAAACTTAATGAGCTGCTCGTCATAGCTCAGCAGGTCGCGTACAAAGCGGGCGACGGCTATCAGGTGAGGTTGTTTCATGGCGTTGCCACCAGTAGCGGAAGCTTGGTCTCCTCCGCAATGGCAGAGCAGAAGCCGTAGTCCATGAAATCGCCGGGAGAGACGACCTTATAATCTCTGCCGTCCTTCTCAATGAACTGGCCCACCTCTATCTCCGTGCGCGCATGAATGAGCAGGTACTCTTTCGACCAGTCCAGGCTGTCAAGCGTCAGGTTTTCTTTGTTGGCACTCTGCACAACCGCGATGATGTCCTGTACCGTGACAACGGCGACGGGCATAAAATCTACCGTGACTTCTGCTCTGGATTTGAGCTTTACGGCCTGCTCCCAGCCAATCAGCGCGTCGGTCATATCGAGATCGGATAAATCACTCACTGCGAACCTCCCAAGTTATAGAGCCGCGCAGCTCGCCTGTGTCTATCAGCACCCCGGATGAGCCCTTTGCCTTTTTGGTCTCTTCCTTGATATCCGGCCATGTGCCATATCCGCCGGTCTCAAACGCCTTAACGCTGATATTTCGGGCAACGATGCCAATCAGGTTGAGTGCCGAAACTGCGTCTCTCTGGCCGGCACCGACGCTGGCAACCTGACTTTCGATAACCCGGTTTATTTCTGATTTTTTCAGGGTAAAAGGAGCGCGCAGGAAAGAGCGTTCATCGATATGCTCCGTGCCGAACTCATGCGCAGCGCCCACCTCAATGACTGACACGCCGCCTTCATACTTCTTATCGGCCACCTTTGATGCCGGCAGGCCCACAGCGACATGGTGAGACTTCATCTCCTGCAAGTTCTTCAGGTACTCAGTTGTTGCCCTGAGCGTTTCTTCCGGTGTCATGCATCCCCCTCATCGAATCGCCAGCACATGCACGCCAACCAGCTTACGCAGCCTGAGGTATTCCTTGCCGTATGAGCTGGAAGCGTAGCCATTGTGATTTGCACTAAACCCGGCATCCGGCGCTGAGTAACCCACTGAGACGCCAGCGACAGCACGGCTGGTAACTGACTGAACGGGCTTGCCGTTGCTATTGCCGGAAGGGGTTAGCGCGCCAGCTTCATACAGCAAATGCGCCGCTAATGCATGGAGCCCCTGCTCATAGAGCCTGTTCCATACTTTGCGGCTCATCTGGTTAGCTGCGTCCTGTAGCGCCCCTTCTATGCGAGCAGGGGCGACGCTGGCAAATTCGGGGTAACGTGTTTTGAATTCCATGCTACCCCCTTTGATTACTGCGGTGCCGGTGAGGATTTGTAATCGACATAAACAGCGGACTGCGGCTGTTTCCACATAGCGCCACCAAAGGCTGAGCGATATCCGCACTCATAGGTCAGCAGATCGCGCTGCCGTACGGCAAGTAGTTCCGGCATGTGAACTTCCATTTCCACGTAATCCGATTCGTAGGTGTATACCGCCATCCGCGTTTTACCTGCCTTAATGCCGACTGCGTAATTGCTTGGCACTTTGACGAACGAGATGTTAAAGGACTCGTTGCCGGAGGCTTTGCGCAGCGCTGCCATGATGCGATCCATCGCCGCAATCGGCAGCATGTCAGTGCCGACAATGATGGGGTTCGGGTCAAACTTCTGCATGGCGAGCATAAAATCGCTGGCATCCATAGCGATATTCGTTGGCTGAATGCGGTAGCTGGATTTGCGCCAGGCGACGTTATAGGCATCCAGGACCAGCTTAACGAATTCGTCAGAACTCATGTCCGCAATGGTTTTGTTGCTGGCGTCAGTAATTAACTGGACACTCTTGCCCGTCAACAGGCCCTCTTGTCCTTTTACCCCCTGGTGACCGACGTAGCCCGCATACTGGATAGTTGCGAGGGCATTGGCATACAGATCATCCTGTTTTTTCGTCTGCAGGTTAATGTTGAGGCGGGCAATTTTTTCCAGCTCCTGCTGTGTCCAGGTGGCTGCTTTAGCCCACTGGCCAACAGGTGCTTTCAGCCATTCGATTTCGCTGTCGATGGTTTTCAGACTGTTGGTTTTATTGCCGATGATGCCGTCTTTAACCGAACCGACCACTTCGGACACGCCGAAATCAACATATTCCAGCGAGAAATCCAGGCCCTCTTTCACCGGAATGGCCTCACCGATATTGATTTCCGGCAGCTCTTTTTCCTGCAGCTGCATATCACGCTCAGTCAGCGCTTCCTGCAGCACTTCTTCAAATTCTGCGGCTTCCATTGGCATTGGTTATACTCCCGCCGTTTGTTGTACGTAACCCAGGGTGATAGCAACGCAGTTGTTGCCTGCGCTCACGTCTTCAACCCAGTAACCCAGATCGATATTGCCAGCCGCCTCATTGGTGACCTTTCCGGCATCCGCCCCGGTTGCAACGATGTACGCCGTGTCGCCGCGGGCAAAATCAGCGTCTTCAACCGTAAGCGCGCCCACGCAATCACCATGGGAAAAATGTCCGACGTTTACCTGCTTGTTGTGCGGTGCGGCGTCGCCATAAATGTCACGAACCACAATCCCGTGGATACGTGTCCCTGCCGCCAGTGGCATAACGCCACCCTCAGGATTGACGGCGACAAACGTGCCGTATGGCAGCGCGATTTCGGTGCGGTTCTCTTCGCCCCAGACCTTATCGTTCGAGCTGGATGCGCGTTTGATGGAACCAGGTTTAATGGTGCCGCTGGCACCGTCCCAGTCAGTGAATCCAAATGCCATGATTATTTACCCCCAAGGCGTTGAGTTGCGGTTTTGGTGCTTTGTTTCGAGGAGTCGTTGAGCAGGTGAGCACCGATTTCACTACGCGGCTTAGAGGTCGCCTGAATGGCTGCGTAAGCCGCACGTACTTCGCTGTCGGTCATTGTTTTGACCTGGGCATCGTTAAATGCCTTAGTGCTCACCAGAACAGCGGCGCGAACGTCACGCGCTGATTTGGCATCGTTGAAATTAACTTTCGGGAATCGGGCTTTTGCGTCAGCAAGCGTAGTGCTGGTTTCATTGCCAGATTTCAGTTGCTCAAGCTCGTCTTCCAGCGCCTTAATCTTCGCTTTTAGATCGGCGTTTTCTGTTTCAAGCGCAGCGATTTTCGTGTCCTTGTCATCGCCACCAGCAGTACCTGGATCTTCATCTGTGGTCACCGGCGCCCCGGTCATGCCTTCCAGTTGTTTCTTGAGGTCTGCGAGTTGCGCCAGCACTTCCTGAGCCTGCGCCGTCGCTTCTTCTGTTCCCTGGACACTCAAATCCTCCAGAGCTTTTTCCAGTGCGGCGATCATTCCGACCAGTTCATCAGGAGTTAGCGCGGCGCCTTCCGCATCCTTGAGTTTTTTGCCCTTCAGGAAACGCAGGGCATCAGTTAATGTTTTGAACATTGGCTTACCTTTTTTGTCGTTTAACTTACACTGAGGCCCGTAACGCCCCTCTGCCACGCCCGCGACGTGATTGCCGCGAATGTTAATGTGGTAAAACTTCCCGCCACGCTCCACCAGCTCCGCAGGCTCATACCCCACTGAAACCTCACGTATCCCCGTCTCCTCGAGCGTCTCGATTGCCACGGCATCTGTCAGATAAACGTCGCAAACCACCTCACCACCTTCGATGCGTGTGTTAGCAATGTGACCAGATGCCTTGTCTTTATGGTCTGCAGCGGTCACCTCCCCGTCATCGGGGTGAGTAATGGTGAACGGGAGGCCGTTGAAGGAAGCGAGTGTTTCGGGTTTTGACAGTTCGTCGAGGGTGCGGATAACGGTGATTTTTTTGTTGGCATCGCTGCCGGTTAACCCCAGTTCGTGGGCGTAATACTCAATCGGCCCGGCGCGGGTTATCGTCGCAGTAGTAATCACGTACCCCTGCGGTGTTCGTTTCCACTTCATTGATTAATCCCATGAGACGTAAGGGAGAGCGAGGCACCGGCACTGGTAATCTTCACCAGGCTTGCCGATAAATGCTCCGATGGTTGAGCGTTTCTTCCAGGTCTTGCCGCCGTCGTCTGAATAGACTGTTGGATCGGAGTATTTACAAAGCATGCCGTTCAGCACTAAATGGCTGTCCCTTTCACGCTCATCCCCTGTGCCGCCCCACTCGTAAATATCAAGGCCCAGTGCAACGTTCCGGGCTTCTGTGAAGTCAGCGTTAAGTTTTGAAGTCTGGTCGCGCGCGATAAACTTCGCGCGGCTTCGGGTAACTCCTCCGCGCTCTTTGATAATGTCGATCAGGTTTTCATGGCGGCCGCCGTCCTTCATATTGGCGAAAACCGCTTCGCCGATATCGTGGATAAAATCGGTATGGATGGAGGTGATCAGATCAACGTTGTCACTTACCGCCTTTTCCATTTCCGGCTTTATCGCTCCATCGCCGAGCAAGCCGGTAAGGTCGATTCCAAATGCCTGGAAGAAAGTGCGCTGCGTCTGTTCTTTGTTCTGAAAGTTCGCGCGCGCGACGAACCCGGCAGAGAGCCTGGCGGCGACTTCCTTGATGGAAATGCTCGCCAGGCGCTGCATGACAGCGGCAAGTCGCGCCGTAACAGACAGCGGAGTGGTATCAGGTGCATCAGTCAGGGTAGGCTTGTCCAGCTCTTCAATGTAGGCCTGAACCATTCCGTCAATGAACTCTGTAAGCCGATCCCGGTACCAAACCTCAGCGCGCTTACTCGGTGTTGGGGGGCGCATCCTCCGGCGGCGAGGCTTACGCCGTCCCTGCTGGCGCTCCAGCAGCAGTTTTAGTTCCATAACCACCCCATGAACCAGAATCACCGCCAGTGCTGACGATCCCCTTAATTTCTTCTTCGGTGACCGTCTTCAGCACGCCGCGGTTAATCATCTCTCTGATTGCGACTTCTTCCGTCACGATTGCCGACGTCACCAGCGTATTGAATCCCGTTGCGTACTGGCTGAACCGCGTCGCCTCTTCCGTCTCGTTTATGCTGTCTATCGTGGGATATTCATACGCGAGGGCTTGAGTCACAGACAGCTTGTCCAGAATGAACTTGTCGGTGAACTCCTGCATTGGTCGCAGGCGGGACTCCTGGAGCCCGTTAATCGTTTCGTAGTAAGCTTTGTTGTCCTCTTCGCCACTGCTGAAGCCGCTGGCCGCTTGTCCGAAAAGGATCGTGATTGGTCTGTCCAGCGCCCCGGCCAGCACAATCGCCATTTTACTGATAACGTCCGACAACCCAGTGAACTGCGCGTTCTTCTGCTCATAGCGCCCCTGCGTCTGCCCGTCCCCAGCATCAATCAGCAGCAGCCCA